ATAACTCCGAGCAGAAAAGAAATAGGGGGAACTATAGTTTGGCAAGGACAGTCATTTATACCTTGGGCATTGGAAACTTCGGGTTTTGGAGCAAAGGGTGATAATAGTTTACCGAGACCAAGAATTAAATTAAATAATTTTGAACTTGCCGTATCAAAATATTTAAAAACATACAATAATTTAATTGGTGCAAAAGTAATAAGAAAAAGAACATTTGTTAAATTTTTAGATGATATAAATTTTTCAAATAGTCACAATCCCTATTATGATTTAGCCACTAATGCAAGTTTAGCAAGTAACAGTTCTCATTTACCAGATCAAACATTTTATGTAAATAGAAGGGTAACGGAAACAAGAGATACAGTAGAATTAGAGTTGTCTACCGTATTTGAATTAGATAATGTATTTCTTCCGAATAGAAATGTGTATTCTAGATATTGTACTTGGGTTTATAGAGGTCATGGTTGCAGATACAAAGGCGAGCCCAAAACAACAGCAAACTCTCAACAATTTAAAGACTCTTCTGGGTCTGCAGTTCCTGTAACATCAAACTTGGGTAAGTGGGAAGCTGGTTTAGGAAGTATAACATTAGGTCAATACGTTTTTGTAGAAACAGATAATTATGTGCTTAGGTCAGACACAGAAACAAATTTAAATGCCCCATCTGAAAGATTGAAAACATATTATGTATGTGTAGAAGCGCATACCGCATCAAATGAAAATTTTCCACCAATTTCCGACAAATGGCAAAGAGATGATTGTGCTAAAAAAATATCTGACTGCAAACTAAGATTTGGAAGTAATTTAAGATTTGGAGGATTCCCAGGAACTCATGCATACCCACCTAAAGGATAGTAGCTTTAAAGAGCAAATAATAAAATATTCAAACGAAAACCCAGAAAAGGAAGTATGTGGTCTAGTTTGTTATAAAGATGGAAAAATATATTTTGAAAGAGTAAAAAATCAATCAACTGATCCAGATATGTTTATTATACATCCAATGGATTTTTTAAATAAAAAAATAAGTAAAGAATTATTGGCAATATTTCATAGCCACGTTAATGGAAAAGAAGATCCATCTGAATATGATATAAAAAATGCGAAAAATTGTCTATACCCATTTTTAATATACTCAACTGTTTCGGAAAAATTTAGCTTATTTGATATGCCAAATTTCGAAAGAGATGAAAAAGGTGTAATTAAATTAAAGGAGGCTATAAATGACTGAGGTTATAATACACGGAGAAATGGGAAAAATTTTTGGGAAAACCCACAAATTTAAGGTGTCTAAATTATTAGAGATATTAAAAGCATTGAATGTGACTAGAAATGGATTTAAAAATTATATCATAAATCAATCTCAAGAAGGCATTAACTACGCAATGATTGATCCAAAAAATCCTGGTAAAAAATTTAAATCTGCTCAAGAGTTTCAAGAAGCAGATGCTCCAGAAACAATTCATATAGTGCCTGCAATTAGCGGTGCTTTTGTTGGAACTTTTTTCGCAGTGGTTGCGCCGTTTATAAAAGCAGGTGTCGCAGCTGCGGCTGGCTTTTTAGGATCTGGAGGGTTTCTGGCTAATTTAGCTATTGGCTTGATAATACAAGGAATAATGTCACTTCTTTTTCCAGTAGAGTTGCCAAAATCGCAAACAGCAGAAACAAAAATAGACACTTCAAGTTATATATTTAGCAATTTAGATAATAATTTAGTACAGGGTTTCCCAATACCGCTTATGTACGGAGAGTTGAGAGTTGGCTCCAATATAATAGGAACGAGTGTAGTAAGCGAAGATTTAGGGTAATGTCTTATTACAAAAAAATATTTAAAAATAAAATAAGAGTAGCTGGATCTAAAGGAGAAAAGCCGTCCTTTTTAATGCCCCCGAGTAGCGCTTTCGCTAAACAGGGTTTTCAACTTTACGAAGCTTTAGATTTGATATGCGAAGGACCAGTTGCTGGTTTAGTAGATGTAGACGGTAAACTTTTAGATGGAGACAGGGCGAGAAAAGTATTTAATAGTGATTCTAATACAATAGGAAGCTCTACAAACGGTATAGATAAAGGTATTTATTTTGACGAAAAACAGCTAAGATTACAAAACAATCAAGCATCACACTCTAAATATGACGTAGAATATAAAGACGGATCAGAGTTTCAATCTGCATCTAAGGTTTTTTCTAGAGCGAAAAAAGTAGAAAAAATATCATCAAAAATAAGGGGCGTATATGACATGAGCGCTGGTGGCAATCGTGGAGCAAGGAATGGAAATGGTAGTAGAGATGTAAGAAACGAAGGAAAACCTGGTAGAGATTTTGTAAATTGGCAAAACTATGTTCCAAAAGAAAGAAGAGCAAAACCTTATGATTTTATAAATTATGATAGAAATGTAGACACGATTAATATAGGTTTGCAGATTGATCAGCTATTTGATACTAAATCTATGGCTACAGCAGGTGAAAATAAAGCTGGCACAAGTAGATTGGGCACTAATACTAAAGAAACGGTAAGTTTGTCAGTTAAGGTTGGAAAAGTCACTAAATCTGGAGTAAAAACCCAATCAAATGCCGCATTCACAACTAGAGCTGGCAAAGGTGTCAAAACAAATAAAAGCAATGGAACTATAAGCGTAACAGGAGTTATTACAAATCCATATTCAATAACTTTAGAAGGAATATCATTGCCGACTTTAAGCGAAACAGATGCTTACAATTTTATTACAGTAACAAAATCGCAGCACGAAACAATATCAAATCTAGTAAAAAGAGAAATCGGTATCGGAACCCTAACTTACATTAATTCAAATACTTATTTGTATCCAAATTCATGTTATGTTGCTACTTCCATAGATTCAAAATACTACCCACAAGTACCATCAAGAACATATAGATTAAAGGGAAAAAAGATATTAATACCATCGAATTACACCCCAATTGATGCAGATGGGACTGATCGAAGATTTTCTAGCGATGGCTCAACAAGAGGGAGTGGAATATATAATGGAGATTGGGATGGAACATTTAAACTAGGTTGGTCTGATAATCCAGCTTGGATATATTATGATCTTTTAATTAATACAAGATATGGTATAGGAAACTATTTGAGAGATACCGATGTAATTGATAAATGGACTTTATATGAAATGGGTCAATATTGTGATGCGGTTACAATGAATGACGGCAGTGCAATTTCAACAGCATCGGGAGTAGGTAAATTTATTGGATTGGATGATGGTGTTGGGGGTCTTGAACCAAGATTTAGTTGTAATATTATGATAAAAGATCAAGCAAGTGCTTTTGAAGCTTTGCAAGATTTAGCTAGATCTTTTAGAGCAATGAGTTATTTTAATAATTCTTGTGTTTCTGTTAAAATAGATAGGCCACATTTTTTTGAAGATTTTAATAGAACTACGACAGACGAAACATTCCTTGGCGGAACCCCGACACCTAAAGAATTAAAATTTCCACCGCATTTGATATTCAATAACTCAAATGTAAATGGAGGAATTTTTTCTTATGCTGATGTAGATAGAAATACAAAATTGACAGCATTAGAAGTTTCTTTTTTAGATAAGCAAGATAATTTTAAAACCGCCACAGAATATGTAGAAGATGGCGAAGCTATTAAAGCTGTTGGTTTAAACTTTAAATCTATAGATGGAATCGGAGTTACATCTAGATCTCAAGCACATCGATTGGCAAAATATGCATTATTCGAATCTTTAAACACAACAGAAACAGTTTCATTTGGAGCTGGAACAGAAGCATTACTCATAGAACCTGGCGATATAATAAGAGTTGATGATGAAATGAGAAGTTTTGCCAAAAACTATGGAACAGTTATAGGAACCAGTGGAGAGACAACTTACTACAATCCAGATAAAACTGGAGAGTATAATACTTTTGGTTCTTCAGACACTGGACTTGGACCAAAAGCTATAATAGTTCAACCAGCAATAAATAGTACGCAATTCACTGATATAACTGGAAACATTCATGTTTACAACGCACTAGGAAAATCTGGTATACAGGAATTTTATAACAATCCAAGCGCCAACAATCAACTTTACAAAGAGATACATAATCCAAGTATAATATCTTTAAAAATAAAAGAAGGCGGATCGGGTACAAGTTTTTTAAGAATAGATAATGATGTAGAAAATTCTGGAGCTTATTTAGTTTTTGTAGACGGTGTCCATAAATTTAATTCTTCGGCAGCAACAGGATCGCAATGGTTCTCTGAAAAAGATGCTTTAATTAAGTATGGTTATAATTATACTGTAGATGTTACTGGCAGAGAACCCAAATATTACAGAGTTATAGGCGTAGAAGAAGATACCAGAAACAATGGATTCAATGTTTCTGCAACTATACATCATACTGGTAAATTTAAATTTGTAGAAGAAAATATAGCTTTTGATTTAGATCAAGATACATTTTCACCCGATTTAAAAATAACCGATGTAGTTAGGCCAGATGCTCCAGTTGGAATAGCAACAGGAGCTACTCAGCAGCAAGCAAATAATACATTGAACTTGCCATTAAATATAACAGGTACGGCCGCTGGTGTGCCTCAAAAATATGCAATATTTTTAGAAGAACCAAATGGAAATATATTAAACCAAGAAATATTTAGTAGCTCTTCAAGCTCGACCACAAGTATTACTTTAAGTGGAGAATTTGCTTTGGATCAAGTAGGCACCTACGATTTAAATGTTTTTTCAAAAAATACAACTCCATCAGAAGCTCTTAGTACACTTGCTAAAAGTACAGGGTTTACTACAACCCTTAGTGATTTTAATTTAACAGCAACAAGTAAATTTTTTGATTATCAAAATATTTCTTTGGACACTATTTTTGACAATGAGTATAATCCAGCTGACAATACTGGATCTGGAAATATATCCTACCCAGAGAACGATGAACTTGTAAATGCTGTTTTTGATATGACATTTGAAGATATTTTTGGTAGATCGGGTGATGTAGTTACACAGGATATTTCTGGCCAAAGAATAGATTTAGTTAAAATGGATGGAACTAAAATAGGCCCAATTAAAACTTTAACAAATGAAGAAACCGTAACAATTTTTAATGAAGATTTAAATAGTGGATTTGGGTTCACGGGAGATGGAAGATTTAGAATGGCTGCAAGTATAAATTTTGAGGCTCAAAGTTTTAACATTGGTAGTAGTCCAAGCTCTACATCTTCAATTTCCTTGGAGCAAACTTTTTCAGAAACGCCAGTGATATTTACTCAAGAAGTACACAGTGGTTTTCATGATAATATTCATAAAAAACTAGGTAGAATTAGTAGCACAAGCTCTTCTTTTATAGTGACTGGTAGATCTAATATACAGGAAGAAACAAATTACGCATATATAGCCACATTAACTGGTAGAAAAGTTTTTGATGGTGGCGCCAATATTATTGAAACAAATTTTGTTAATAAAAATAATACTACTGGATTTCAAGCGGTTGAATTTTCATCAACTTTTCCTTCAGAGCCTAGAGTGGTTATTCAACTTCAACAACAAGACCCATCTCAATCTAAATTTTGTGAAACCACTATAACAGGAGTATCCAATACTGGCTTTTTCTTTGCAGCTTTTCAGGATAATACAATTGCTGCGGGTGGCACGGGACAATACGCATACTTAGCAACATCGCCAACTAACACGGGATTCAACAATCAAACTGGAAGTGATTTACCAATAGAATGTTTAAATTATGCGACAACTGGAGCAACCGATTTTGATTTTGATTCTCATTCAGTGTTAAATGAATTTAATGGTACAAGTGTTTCAAGTATGAGATTTAACCATGATCAATACGCAGTTCTAGCTCAAAGATCTGGAAATGATGATAGTTTAAGGGACAAATTTTTTAATGTTCATCGTTTTAATAATGTAAACAGAGTTTTCCAACATCTATTAACAACTGGTTTAGACGTAGGATTAAGGTCTAGAAACCCAAGTGGTGACACTAATCATATATTTGTAAATACTGGTTCAGGTAGTGCAACTGGATTTAGTTTAACTGGGGTAGGAAGCGGAATGGTAGATAACCCAAATAGCTTTGACGGGATATATACAGGAGGCGCAGATCTTTATCAAAATACCACAACGTCTGGTTTAAGAATTAAAACTACTGGAGTAAATAATACTTGGATACTAACCGATGATGATCCTGCCAATACTTACTCGCACGATAAAATAGCTTGGTCGGGAGGAGAAAATGTTAACCATCCTTTAAATGTCACTGATTGGTCAGGCGGAGCTGGAGTTATCTCTGCAACAATTGCAGATAGTAATACTCCACTTGCTAATGCAACTACAACTGGTTTCCATAGCTTACAAATAGATGATTTAAACATAGAAACTGGAGATTTTTCTATGATAGCTTTTGCTAGATTTAATTCAAATTTAAATGGAAAACAATACTTATTAGAATCTCATAAAAATGGAACTGGAATAGCTTGGTTTCAATCGGGAGATGGAAAAAATTATGTAAATTTAAATGGGGTAGATTATTTAGCCGTGACTGGTAACGCAGGTGCATCATTAAATGATGGAAATGTTCATTTGTTACAGGTAGTTATAGATAGAGATGTTGCTTTAACTGGATATTTAGATGGGATAACCAATACAACAATTAATACAAATATAATTGAACAATCTACTGGATTTACTTTAGCTAGCGTTGGAAAAGGTATGCCGCAAAATCCAGGCAATTTTAATGGAGACTATACTGGAGCTGGTAACCTTTATCAAAATATTACATCAAGCGGACTAAGAGTAAAAACAAGCGGTACTAATAATACTTGGATTTTGGTAGATGAAGATCCAGCTAATAGTTATTCAATTGATGCTCCAATAGCTTGGTCAGGTGGCGAAAATATAAATCATCCTGCTAATGTATCTTCTTGGACTGGAACACTATTTTTCAGTGGATTTACTGTAGCCAACGTTGGATCTGGAATGGTAAACAATACAGGAAGCTTTAACGGTACATATACTGGAAGTGCAAATTTATATGCAAATACAACAACTTCTGGATTAAGGCTTAAGCAAACTGGAGCAAACAATACTTGGGTATTTTCAGATGACGATCCAGCTAATACTTATTTTACTGGATTTACTCTAAGTGCAGTAGGAAGCGGAATGGTAGACAATCCAGGTAGCTTTAATGGGACATATACTGGAGGTGCAGAGTTATTTGTAAATACGACAACCTCTGGACTAAGAATTAAAACGACTGGCGCAAATAAAACTTGGATATTATGCGATGATGATCCAGCTAATAGTTATTCTCATGAGAGAATTGCTTGGTCGGGTGGAGAAAATGTAAACTTTCCAGGAAATGTTACTGCTTGGACAGGAGGCTCTACAGTAGCCCAACAAACAGATTCACCTAGAGTTAGCCCGCTTGGTAATTTTAGTTCATTACTTAGCCATAATAGAATTGCTTGGTCGGGCGGAGAAAATGAAAATTTCCCATGGACACTTTCTAATTGGACTGGCGGACAAACGGTAGGATTAGTTACAACTAGTGCGCCAGGATTTACAAACATATTATCAGGAAATTATCCTGGAAGTTCTGCTCCAACGTTTCCAAATTTATTCTTAGAAACTTTTGATTCACAAACAGGATTTAAATTATTAGGTAATTCAGAATTGCCAGGAAGTGGCTTAACAAGCGGACACATTATAAATTATATTTCATTAACAAGCGGATTAAATAAAGCTGATTATAGCTCAAATCCAAACAATTTTGTTACAAACTTTAGTGGCAGCACAGCTACAGAGTTTTTAATTCAAACAGATAGTTTAGACAATTTAAGAGATGTGTCTATATCTAACGCAAATGTTAATATTACTGGTAGTGATATAGAAAGATCTGAATCTATAATAGATAGAACTTTAACATCAAATTTTCAATTTTTTCAAATAGGAGTGACAGGAACATTATGATATTTAATCAAGTAGTTATAGGAAATCATCCAGCCACATCTGGATATAAATTAGATTTTTTTGTAAACGGTTTTGATAGCACTTTTGCAAGTGGATCAGGTCAATACACGGTTGGTTTTCCAGGTTTTGGAGTTTCTGGTTTAGGTTTTAGGGGAAAAAATGCTATATTTGACACTGGTGTCGCCTTTTTGTCTAATGTGGATATTTTTGAGGGGGAAGTCAGAATTAGTGGATTCTTAAGTGGTGATTTTAATAATTCTGGCATTTTAAATGTAAAAAATATAGACATATATACGGGAGCTTCAGCAAGTTTTGCTTGTGATACGATTAATCATAGTAATAGGATAATAACAGAAAGGGTAAGTATAGAGAATACTGAAGACCCCTTTATAGTTGATGTGTTTTCTGGCGATATAACGGGAGCTGATGGACTACCAAGATTTGACGAAGATATATTTTATAAAGCTGTCCCTGGAGATTTTTTAATAGGTAGAAATCAATCCGATGCTGTAAGTGGAGCTATGTTAGGAGAATTGCCTACGATATCAGTGATAAGTGGTATTGAGAGTTTTTTAGTTCAAAGGCATACAGCAACAGATTTGTTCATAGAAACAGCGGATAATGGAGTAGAAATATTTCCATTTATAGACCGTAGGTCAGTCGCCTCTTCTCGAACGGATATAGTTATAGGAACTGGTGTTCCAATTGATTTTGTAGGAGAGTTTACTATAAAAAATGATGGTCGGGCAGGTTTTGTAAGATTTTCTGAAGAAGGCGGTCTAAAGTTATCTGTTTCTAAAACTCTTACTAAACAGGATGGAATATTTAAAGTGGGGCAAACATTAATGATAGATAACGTTGAAAATGAAGATAGGGGTTTTACTGTAGGATTTGAAGTAAATGCTAACGGTGAAAAAACTCGCCTTGGAATAGGGGCGACTGCATAATTTTAAAATTTTTTTGTATAAATCGTAGCTTCATGCTCAAAACCCATTCTTTCGTAAATCTTCATTAAGTTTTCGGTTGGATGGGCAGGATGAGCATGACCAATACTAAATCTTTTACAGCCGAGAGCTTTTGCATAAGATTCAGCTTTTTTTAAAAGCTTGATTCCTACCCCTCTTTTACCCTCTTTAACAAACCAACCATGCTCTTGAGAACAAAGCACGCCATCTAACTCATTAATATAAACTGTAAATCCAAAAAAACCTATTAACTCTTCATTTTCCTCTACAACAAAAACTTTTTTTCCTAATTTTTCGTTGGATGAAACTTCTTTAGACCAAGATTCAAGCCAAATTTTTTTAAAACTATTTAAATCTTTATTTGGACATTTTGTTTGGGCGTAAAGATCTTCTACTAATGGAGTAAGTTTTTTTAACTCTTTAACTGTTCTTATGCGATATATCATAAAAGTTTTAACAATTTACGACATTCTTTAGCAGGGATGTCTTTATAATCATTCCAAGTTTTAATTATTTCTGGATCATTAGTATAAGCGTTAGTCTTGTACCACGCACGAAGGCATCCTTTAAACGAATCAAAGTCTGTGCCAGCTTTTTCTTTTAAAATGCCTTGTGGACTAATATCTTTAGCTACAGAAGGTGCGGCAACTTCGATAGGAGCTTTATTTTTAGATGAGTCTATTTCATCAGCACCCACAATATGAATACCTAAAAAGTTGCGCACCGTGCGCACAAATGCACGGTTTTCCGCAATGCATTCTAAAAACTTTGCCGCAAAACCGTTTGTGTTACTTGTTGTAGCATTAGCAATAGAAGCGAAAGTTTGAGAACAGCTGCTCTCATAATTTTCTATCCAATTAATCATGCATTGAACAACAACCCTTTCATTTGAAGATTCACAAACATCATAAGTTACATTATGAAAACCTCTTAGTTTTGCAAGTTCTTTTATGCCACCAAGCTTTATTAAAAGTTGCGAATCGTCTAAGCCTTCAATAGAATTTGGCATTGGCATCTTACGCATCTCAAACCAATCTTTATTCGGATAAAGATGTTCTGGATTAATCATAGCTCTCCAATTAACAGAGCCATCATCATTAAAAATATAATCAACGGAATCTAAAAGTCCGTGTTCGTTGCGTTTCCACAAATCTGGGCCATATGTTTTAGTCGTCATATAAATATAAATTTTCTAATTCTTTAGATGAAATATCATCATAAACAAAAGCATTTGTTTTGTCAAGTCTATTTGCCGAAGATTCTGAAAGAAATTGCCCGTCTTTGTTAACAAATGTTTTTTTAGATAAAAATTTACAGTTTTTAATTTTTTCTTTTTCTTTTGCTCTTTCTAAAACAGTATAGTCAAAGTATTTAAGCCTTATATCAGATATGTCCTCTTTACTATCAGAAACTATAGTTAAATTAATTTTATTATTTTTTATAAAGCTAAAAAAATTATTTAAGTCTATGTCTTTATACTTATTCTCATAAATAAATACTATTTCTTTTAAATTTTTTAAATGTCTTAAAAATCCGAAATCAAATGTATCATTAATATGTAAAGTAACTGAACATAATTGACAAAATCTTGCGATGTTGTTAATGTCAAAATGTATATCGCCTCTAACAACACAGTTTTGCCCCTTAATTACGTCAGAAGGGAAAAAGTTTGGGACGGCTTCTAAAAAAGCGTTGGCATAATTATTGCCAGCTCTTATCGTTTTAAATTTTATTTTTTCATTAATTTTTAAATTTTTTAAAACTGATTGTGCAATTCTTTCTGGTTTAATTTCGTTACATCTGTCCACATTATGATTAAAAGAGGGCTTAGTCTTAGAAAAATCAACAGATAAAGAATCTGAATTATTTTCTACGTTAAATATAGGTTCAGTGTTTTTTGAATAAATGTTCCCATATATAACTGTTGATGGAATATCATAAACACTAGATATTTGACTACATATATCATCATGACCAATGTGACATTTTGATTTACTTAATATATAATTTTTTTGTTTTTCTGTCGTACTAAGAAAACGAGCGTTTATATTATTTAGTATAAAATCTTTTGGATTGCCAATTTGAACAATAGAAATTTTTTCTTTTTGTAAAAAGGGCGCTAGTAAAGAAACTACTATGTCCCAATATCGATAATGTGATTGGCCTACTAAGTTTGACGTTTTTATAGTTATAAAATTATCTGGTAAACCAGGTATAAAGTGTTTAGTAATCTCAGGTTTTCCAACCCTGACGCCTAATTCTTTTGCATATACTTCGGCAATGTGACTCATGATTTTATTAATTGAAATTCGTTTTTATCAATTCCGTTGTGAGTGAAGTTAATAAATTTTTGCGTATTAGTATGCGGTGCAAAAGCAATATCAAAAAAACTTTCTCTTCCGCTACTACCTTCTAGTAATAGTGTGTCGTCTATATCAGCTGTATAAGGAAAAACTTTTTCTATGTGTTTGTTATCTTCTATATATGGAAAATATTCAGGCATAGTAAAGGCAAATATTTTATATTCGGAATATAATTTTTTTAAATTTTCTATTAAAGAATTTACCCACAAAACATCTCTTTCTGATTTGGGAATAATGACTGCTATTTTTTTACCATCAGGCAAATCATTTTTTAAGTCTATTTGCGGCTTCTCTTCCTCAGTAATAAAATCATAATCAACATCTGGCATATCATCTAAGATTTTTTCAAGTTTTTTGCCAATGACTTCTGAGGAATAATTATCTATAGTCCACTTTTTAGCTTTTTTTCCAAATTCTTGTCTTTTGTTAACATCCATTTTCCAAACTTTTTTTAATTGTTTCGCAATACTGGATGGATAAGTAGATGCTTTTATGAATTGAGTTCCTGGTTCTCTATATTCTGCCCATTCAAGTGGAAAACTTCCACTTTCTGGTACACAGGAATCTTCTCCACAAGAATAATTAGTCACCAAAGTTATTAGCTCTGCCATTTTAGCTTCAAAAATTGGTATTTCCATGCCTCCACTCGTAAATGGGTGACAATAAACATCCATTAAATTATAAATTTCATTTAATTGCTGTTCGTTAACTCCATCTTTTGTATTTGTTGTCACTTGAGATTTTTTTGAACCGCAAAATCTGCAATCAACATCTTGACCATGAAATGGTTTAATTTCATACTGATTGCAAGACTTGCAAAAATATGTAGTTAATATATCTTTTTTATCTAGGTGTTTTTCTTCTATTAACCTTGGAATATCCCAGCCTTCAGACCAATGAGTATGCAAAAGTAATTTAGCTTTTGGACAATCTTTTTTAAATATTTTAAATCCTTCTAAAATATTTGGAACACTTTTTCTTAATTGATTTCTAAATACAAACCCTATTATGAATTCATCTGATAAATTAAATTTTTGTCGTAAAGCGTTTTTATCTTCATTATTAATTTTATAAAAGTCTTTTGTTTCGACCGAGCCATGTAAGGTTTTAACATGATCATGCCCTAATTTTTTCATATCCCTTTCAGCAAAAGAAGCCCAAACATAAAAGTTTTTAGTTTTAGGGGCTGCTTCTAAGGCTTGTGGTAAAATAGGTTGGCTATCTAAAGTAGTCCATATAATATGATTAATTTTATTCCACCAAGGCTTATTCCAATAATCTCCAAAAGCCCAAATATCTTCAACTCCAAGATAAATATCTGGTTTAAATTCTTTAATTGCTTGATCTATAGACAAGCCTCCATATCCCCCAACTCTACCTAAATTAGGATCTTGATTCATTTTCTGTAAAACTGATGGGTTGTTAGGTATAGATCCTTGAGCTTTCCAAGG